TATTTTTTTTGCGACGTTCTGCGCAGTGGCGACGGGCGACGCGACCATCTCATAGGCCGCCCGTGGAACATTTCGAACAACCGCCATTGCGCGTTCGACCGGACTTTCCTGTCTTGCGGCGGCCGGAGCCGCTGAAACTGCTGGAGTTGCCGGAGCGGCAGGTTCTGAGGGAGCGGGCTCTTCTCCAATGCGACCCGGACCCACAGCAATTGGCGCGCTCAGAGGAGGAATGCGCTGGGGCGGAACGCGCTGGGGCGGAACGCGATTTGAAAATTTGGCCGATGTAACTGGAGCTGGTTCGATTGGGCTGCCTCTAAACGCAAGTCCCTGCGTCAACTCCTGCGCCAGCTTCTGCGCACGCTCCATCTCTCTAATGCGCATCTCGTCCCGCTTAAAGCGTCCGCCGCTGTCAGGCGCATAAGACTGACCGTATGGGAGAAATCGGTAGCGACTAAAAAGCGTATAATCGTCCATTTCCGTGCGGCCCCCGCCCTGAAACTCTCTGCGCTCCGGCTCAGTTGTTTGGGGCTCAACCGCCGGATTTGAACCCTCAACTGGAGCGCGTTCCTGCATTTGCGCCGCCCCAAGGCCGATAGCCGCCGGCATCATGGTGAACAGCGGCAGGCCCTGATTGATCTTCTCACGCATCTCCGGCGTGATGTTAAAGGAGGGGAGTTCGTAGGATTGCGGAGCATTCTGAAGATCTGGGCCAGACGGAATAAATTGTTTACTTGATTGACGCTCTACGGGGATAGAAACATTTCCAAACTGCGGCGTCTCGCCAATGTCCTTCAGCACCTTGCTGATTTGCGTCGGCAGGATCTTGTCGTAGTAGCCGCTCATCCCGGCTTCGCGCGCAGCGCCGCCGCCCGGATAGCGAGCCGCCTGTTCGCGGCCCGGCGTCCACGCAATGGCGTCGTAATTTCTGCGCGCGGCCTCGATCATCGCGCGCCTGAGCGCGAAGTTCGTCCAGCCCGGCGTGCTCTCGACGAAGGGGGCAGAAGGCACGCCCTGTGGATGCATATTGAGCAAGAGGTTTTCATCAACAAGTTTTTGGATTGGCCTTAGCTCTTCAGGCGAGAGTTCGGTGGACTTCCGCCCGTGCAGGATGCGCCGAATTTCGTCATGGATCTGCGTTTGGCGAGCGGCATTTCGCTCCCTGTTCGCAGCCGCCGACGCCTCGTCAGTGTAGAAGCCGACCAAACGTCCTTGCTGCGCCCAGTCGCTCTGCAACTCCTCCAGATGCAGCACGCGACGACCTTCGGGATCGACGCGCTCCTTCATGCGCATATGCGCGAGGACGTTGGGTTCGTTCCAGTGGGAAGAGCGGTAATTATCAGGATCAACGCGGCGCATTCCGGAGCCTTCGCGCATTGAAAAGCGAGGTGTAGCATCCGGATTAACCTCCGGCCTCGTCAGCAGCAGCTCGCGGTAGTTCTCGCCGCCGGGGAGGGTGTATTCGGAGAATTTTGGTATCGGCGCGTTGTCATCATTGAGTATATTAACAAGACGCCTGTATTCGGCTTCCTCCGCATCAGTCCAATTCCGATTCTGTCGGGTGTTTTCAAGCCCATCAATTCGCGACTGGATAGTCTTAACGTCTCCGCTTAATGTCTTTTCCCCTACCTGCACTTCGTTGCGGCGCAGAAACTCTGTGATCTCATCGCGCGTGACGCTCTTTTTACCCTTCGCCCATTCGTCAAAGCCCGTCCAACGAAGCTCTTCTGGCTTCACGCCTTTGCGGTCCAAGAGCATTTTGCGCATCTGCTCCGGCGTGCCCTTGGCCTGCGGAATTTCTTGGGCGGCTTCAGCGGCGCGCGAAAAGAAACCCGACGGGCTAAGTTTGCGGACAACATTCAGTGCCTTGGTTATGTCCGCCATCTTACTGCTCCGTCAGCGGGGGCTCATTGCTCTGCAACCGCCGCAACATATCAGGGTCCAGCATACTTTGCACGATCGGCAGACCCATCGGGTTCTTCGCAATGTCCTGCGCCAAACGCACCGCTGCGAGCCTCTCGCGGCTTTCCCTCTCGCGTTCACGATTGGTGGCCTCAAGCTCGCTGTCCTGCTGCTTGATCATCAGCTCACGGTTCTTCGTCTCAATCTCCGCCGCCTTCAGCGGATCATACTGCTGACCGTCAAGGCCGCCGCCATTCAACTCAGCCATCGTCTTCTGCACGTCAGCCTGCGCACGCGCCTGATCAGATTGCGCCCGCATCATGTCGGCCTCGGCCTTCTGCTGCTCAATCTTGATCTTCGCGATCTTCTCTTCCATCTCCGGCGGCGGCTTGCCCATGGCGCTTGGGGGCACCATGAACTGCTGCGGATTGCTCCAACCCATGGCCTGCAACGCTGCACTGTCGATCGCGATCGGATCATACATCGACGGATTGGCCTGCTGAAGCTGCTTGAGGCCCATGATTTTCATCATGCGCTGCGTCTGGCTCGCCGTGTTCGGGTCTGCCTGCGGGACCAGATCGCAGTCGTTGATAGCCTTCAGGAACGTCTGCTCATCCCACTGCATCGAGGGCTTGTTGCACCGCTGCCAGAAGCTCTCAGGATGCTCCTTGAAGCATCGCACCAGCAGCTTGAACTCCTCCGCCTGCGCCGCGTGCATGCGCTTGTGGACGGAGTTCATGACCTTCGTGGCCTGATCAATCAAGGCCAGCGTCGTGCCGACAGGCGCGTCCGCGCGCCCCTCGCCAACCGCCACTTCAGCCGTCCCGCCAACCCGCTGGCCCGTCTCGACCATGTTCTGGATCAGGTTCATCATGGCCTGACCCGGCTCTTTGTAGGGCAGTGGCATGATCGCCTGATTGAGCGGCATCCCGCCCGTCTTCACCAGCGCGCCGCCGCCCGGCTGAACCCGGAATATGTTTGTATTTTGCCTCGCGCCCGTGTCTGCAATCAAAAAGCCGGGGAAGTTTGCGAACATCCCGGCGTCCAACATTTCGCGCCATCCTGCCGTCGCCGCGTTTGTCGTGTTGCCCAAAATGTGAAGCAGCCCAATGTCGTAAAAGCCGAAGCCGGGAACGAATTGGTATTTGACAAAGTTCGCCCGCGCCTCCGGCAAATCTCGCGTGTCCTGATCATAATTGCGAACAACCGACAAGATTTCCTTCGTCGAAACGTCGATCGTGACGCGATACGGTATTTCCAGCCCCGTCTCCCGGCCCTTGCGCTTGTGCTCGAAGCCGCGAATGTTCAATTCGCAGTAACATTCGTAAATCTCGCGGTCCCGGTCGTCCGGGTTCATAGACACGTCCTGAATGCCCTGCGCCGCGCGTTCGGCCCGCTGCGCACTGTCCAGCGTGATTGGCTTGGGCTGGGACAAGTCCACGTCCCGGTAAACGCCCAGCAGTTGCAGACGCTTCACTGTCGAGGGGCGCATGTAAGTGCGGTGCGTGATGCGCTTGGCGTTCCGCAGATCGGTCGCGCTGTTATTGACGATCAGGTCGTCAGCATCGACCGTCTCGCTTACTGGCCGATTGCGGAGCGGGCAGTAGTAGACTTTTTTGAAGGACGTGCCGCCGAAGCCCAGCATCAGCAGCATGCGATCGGTGTCGGGATAGTATTCACTCGCCGTGTCGGTCAGATAGTGATTGAGATCGCGCTCCAAGGCGCGAGCCAACTGATCCTGCGCAAGATCGGCGTTGTTGTTGTCGTTGCGGATCTTGACCGGACCGTCGGTCGGCAGCAGTTCCGAGCGGGCGTTGGCCTGAAATCGCAGCACGGCCTCCAGCAGGAGCGGATGGCGCACCTTGCTCATGCCCTCGACCGGCGCACCGTCCGAAGCGCCCTGCACGCCGGGGATCTCAACTTTCAGGCCCAGCAAATTGATGCCCGTCGCCCGGTCCTCAATCCAATCGCGCCGGCTCTCAATATCGTCATCGATGCCCCGCAGGAGCATGTCGGCAATCCGATAAAGCTCAGTGCTATCAATATCATCGACGAGATTGTCGAACCATTCGAGTGGGTCTCTCTCTGCCGCGCCGTTAAGCGGCGAGCCATCAAGGCTGACCGTCACCGAGCCGTCATCGTGCTCGATGCGCAGAATGTTCCCCTTTTCGTCGATGTCCGGAACGTCACTGCCCGCCTCGATGATCACTTCGGGCATATCGGGCTCAGATTGGCCCAGCTCAGATTGGCCCGGAAGGCGAATGTTTGGGTTAACCAGTCCCGGTGTCGGCATAACTAGCCCTTTTCGGACAAGAGACGTTCAATATCCTCGACAAAAAGACGAAGACCTTCTTGGGCAGCCATCGTATCAGATTGTGCCGACAAGGTATAGATGCGGACATAATCGTGCGGTTCGCGCCCAACCACCTCGACCCGGAACTTCCCCAGCATGGTTGGAGTAGGCACTTGATCGACGTCCACCGTCGCTCTGGCCAGAATACGTTCGCTCATTTCGTCCTCTCTCAAACCGGATAAAGCGGGGGCGGCGCTCCGCCCCGGTGCCTCATGCCTTCCTCAACTTCGGCCAATCGTTCGGCCGACCTGCTCAGGACGCCCAGCTCACGCAGGTGGCGCAGGGCTTGGCTGACCGTGTCCACAAGGTCATCGTGTTTGCCCTTCGGGAACACCTCGCACTGGCGGATCACAGTGTCAGCCCAGTGCCGATCGGGAGCGTAGACCATCCCCTCCGAGAACAAATGCTGAACGCTGTAAAGCCGCGCCAACTTATCGATCGCGCCCGGATTTATCAACTGCACGGCCCAGTCCTCGTGCCCGTAGAGGCGACGCAGCTCTTGGCTGACGCTGATGCCGGCGGCCTTGCTTTCGATCAGGAGTTTGTCCACGCGCATGCGGCGGCAGGTGGCAGCGACCTTCTCCACAAGGTCCGGCAGCTCTAGGCGCTCCTGCCACCCGGCCATAAGCATGACGCGCGGCACCCCCTCCTGATAGACGCGCTGCACACTCGAAAACCCTTCGCCGTCCCGCCGCGCCACGTTGGTCGCCTGCGCGATCAGGCTGTCAGACGAAAAGACGCCCCAGACGGTCAGGGCGCTGAAATCGTTCTCCTGCTTCGTCGTGTAGGCCGTGTCGAGGCTGGCGACGACTAGATCCATGGGCGGGTAGGACGCATCGTCCCATGGCTGCCACCAATCGACCTTGATGACGCCGCCCCCGCGAGGCGTCGGCTGCTGCTGGAACTGGCCGGCGGTCGCATACGGCCCCATGGTCGCCTCGTCGCGATCCACGACGGTCGCCGGGAACCGGGCGGGGAACAGCAGCTCGCCGGGCTCGCTGCGAGGATCCTCGACGCCGAGCATCGTGACGCACGGCCGCGTCTCATCGTAGCGCATGGGCAGGCAGATGTGGTCGTAGCCCAGTTCCCTGTCGAGGATGACGCCGGAGACGTCGTCCTCGTGCAGGCGCTGCATGATGACCACGATCGCGCTGCGGACAGGGACGTTGAGGCGCGTCGGGATCGCCTCAAGGAACGTCGTGACCTCCGTCTCGCGCTGGGCCTCGGACGCGGCGCTGTCCACGCTGTGCGGATCGTCGATGATCACCCTGTCGCCGCGAATACCGGTCAGCGACGTGATGGCGGTCGCAATCCGGAACCCCTTGGCCTCGTTCTGGAAGTTCAGCTTTTCGTTCTGATCGCGGGCGAGCGAAACGCGATCGCCCCAGCGGGCGCGATACCACTCGCTGGTGACAAGCTCGCGCATGCGGCGGCTGTCTCGCGCGGACAGGTTCTCCAGCTTGTGCGCGGCGCAGACAATGCGCAGCCAAGGCATGTTGCGCGGCCCCCACTCCCATGCCGGCCAGAACACGTTGGTGATGAGAGACTTCATGGTGCCGGGCGGCACGTTGATAAGCAGCCGATTGTAGGGCTTGTCGCCGATCTCGACGCCGTCGCTGATGGCCTCCAGATGCTCGCAGATGAAGTCAATGTGCCAGCCGTGGATGTATGGCGCGCCCGGCTCGATGACATGCCACGCCTGCCGAATGAACTCGGCGAGGCTCTCCTCGCATTCGGCGCGCGAAATGTCGAGGAGCTGCCGATCGATGTCGATTGGTTGCCCATCAATGTGGACAATTGCCACGGTCATTTTGCGAACCTGTGAGACTTGCAGGGCGCGTGGCTGATGGACAGATAATGTTCGTTCGTCTCAGCATCCACCCAACAATTCAGGCGCATGGCCTTGCGGTGGCGCAGATGAGGCGTGAACACGAGATTGCCGTCCGGCTCCTCGTAGCAGTAGCCGTCCTCGTTATCGAGTTCAGGCCGACGCAGCCAACCATACTGCCAGTGCCAGCCGGTGCTGACGAGTTTGTCTTCATTGTCCATCAGTGCGCCTTTCCGTAGCCCTCATAACCAATTTCGTCGGCTACGAACTCAGGCGAGAATTTCAGAGCCTCATGAAGTGCTTTGTAGGCAAAGTCTGAGGGGTTATCGACGCGCTCATCACCAATCTCCTTAAGAGCGCCGAGCAAAACAGAAAGAACGGTCATCATAGAGAGGTGGCGAATAACACGCTCGTTCATCTGACGCTCACTGGCGGGCTTGCCAAATGCCTCATAAACAGACCGCAGATCGACGCCTGTGTCGATCACCATGCCAAGTTCTTCAAGATTAAGTTTCATCAGTGCTCTTCCGGCTTTGCAATGCGCTTGTAAGACGCGATCACATCCTCGCGCGTGAAGCTGTCTGCGTATTCGAGCGCGCTCTCTGCGAACTTGCGCATGGCCTTCTTGTCCTTGAAGCCCTTGCCGTTGGCCATACGCATCAGCGCAACGCGCATGCGGATTGACTGCGTCAGCAACACCACGGCCATC